CCTAAAGGGGGGCCCCGCGATCGCTCTAAATGTGCGGTCGGTTCTTCCACTAGTATGTGAAAGGATCTAATCACCATGACCTACCGTTCGGTAGAGAGGAAGCACCGTCGACGAGATGGTGCTCTCGTACTCCACTTTCGTGATAGTCTTAACTCAACAAATAGCCCCCGTGTGAACGGCGAACTTATGTTGAGAGCGAATGTCATGGTTCACGAGCTCGCGCTCGTCGAGTCATGGTATGAGCTTGGTTATTACTCCGGTGAAAATGGTTATTCCATCAGCAGCCCCGCGCAATACAACAACTTTTGGAGTTCAGCGAGAGTTCGGTCTTCTGACCGTGCTTACGCGAGAATCCGAGGAAAATTGTATTCAGGATCAGCTGCTCTTGGTGTGACTTTTGCCTCATGGAAGCAATCTGCGGATATGATACGCTCGCGGTCGAATCTAATTCGATCGCAGGCGGACGTAATCGCATCTCTGCACTCCCGCCGTCGGATCAGCAAGAAACTAGCCGCCACTCACCTCGAGGTGATATTCGGCTGGGCACCACTGATTAACGACATTCATGCCAGCACCTACTCCGTCATCCAAGATGCGGATAAGTATGCGTATGTTAGGGGTACCGGCTCCGAGGATTTATTCTCGAAGACCGTGTACAAGCCGTCGGAAAGGGTTGAGACGGTGATTTTGGATGGCCGCGTGCGCTGCACGCAGGCTGTCCAAGTCACTATCGCAAACCCTAACCGATGGTTAGCAGAAAGAGCGGGTCTTCTTAACCCGCTGGCAGTCGCCTGGGACCTCGTCCCGTTCAGCTTCTTGATAAATATGGTGTCTAACGTGGGTCACTTAGTGAACTACGTCACCGACTTTACTGGCCTTTCATTTTCGAATGGGAGCCGGACATATCGTCATGATGTCAGGCGGACAATTACTTTCTCGGACCTACGTTACGGACGTGTGGGCGAAAAGGGTCAAATCGATAGGCTTACCTATAAGCAGCGCGAGCTGCTAAACGGGTCGCCAATCGGTCCAACCTCCCTCGCCTTCCGCGCACCGGACGTAAATTGGGACACAGCGGCAATGGCCGCATCCCTGATGGTACAGAAATCTGTACCGGTCCTTCGGCTTATTCCTAAGCTGAGAAAGATCATCAACTCTTAACTTAAAGGTAAACCATTATGCCACAGGCAACCAACCTCACGCTCGCCAACGGTGCAGCGACCCCTGTCAACAAGACCTTCACCCTCCTTGCTCCAGCCGCCGGTTTCGGTGGCCTCACGGAGTGGGCGGTGAAAGAAGGTGACTTCTCGGGTTCGTACACTCGCCTCACGGCGATGGTGCGCAAGACCGGGACCGACGGTGGGTCAAATGGCAGCAATCGCGTTTGCCAGATCAAGCTGAAAGTGCCGTACACTGTCGTTGTCGACGGTGTGCCTAACATCATCGATATCGGCGAATTCAACGGGTCGTTCACGACTCGCGGAAATCTGCCCGACACGGTGAAGGCTGATCTGGTCGCTTTCGTTGGCAACTTCTTGAAGACGACTCTCGCCCGCGACTTGGTCGTGGACGGGGCGCCCGCCTCGTGATCGAGGTTAACGCCGTAGATGCTTTCATGCTTGCCCTGCAAGTCGTGATCGTCATCTTTTTGTTCGTCATCAAACGGCCCTGATCTCAGATTAGGGCTTTGCCAAGGAGAGTAAGCGATGTCCCAAGCAAACGAAGTTTGCAAAGTGTTAGAGAGCATAGCTCGTAACGTGGACAGCCCTCGAGGTATAGCGGTGCGAATCCTCGCCCGTCACCACGAGTGGGCCCAGCTGCAACAGCTGCGCCCTGTGGATCCGCAGGACTATGATTCACCCAACCAGTACTATGAGGACGCCATCGTCACTGACTTTGCGCGTAAGAGTCCCCCTCTCGAGGGAGATCTTCATCAGACTGCGGTGGACACGTTCTATCGCTGTGAAGCGACATGTGCGGCGACCAACGCGCGTCTCGACAAGTACATCGATGAACAGGGGCCTTTCGAACCCCTCGATGCACACGTCTTGCACCATATTGGTGTCTGGCGAAAAATTGTTAAGCGTGTCTTAGGTCCGCTGCCAAGGAGACTGAACCTTCGGTTCTCCCCGGGATCCACGGTGGGCACAAAGGGTGATAGAATAACGATCCCTGACAAGATCGCAACTCTTCCCGTGTATTATCCGAATTCCGTCTGTCTATCCAAGTTCGTCGATGAGACGGCTTGGGGACGACTGCACCAGACGCGTGCTCCGCACGTCGTCACCGCGAACCACTTCTTTTCCGTCCCGAAAGACGCCAAGAAGAATCGCGGCTGCTGCAAAGAGGCGCTTGGATCGGTTGCTTTGCAACTGGCTGTTGGCTCCGTTATACGGAGTCGCCTCAAGGAGTTCGGCGTCGATCTAGACACGGGCCAGGATTTGCATAGGCAGCTCGCAAGAGCCGCCAGTGTAACCGGGTCCCGTGCTACAATCGACCTCAGCAACGCTTCGGACACTGTGTCAAAAACACTGGTCCGACTCATCCTCCCGGATGAGTGGCACGCGTTGCTCTTTTCTCTCCGTGCCCCTCTGACTGAGATGTCAGATGGTTCGCGCGTGCACCTACAAAAGTTCTCCTCTATGGGGAATGGGTTTACGTTCGAATTGGAGACGCTGATTTTCTTCACCTTAGCTGTTTCCCTCGGGGACAGCTATTCTTCAGTGAAGGTCTATGGGGATGATATAATCGTCCCCACGGAATCAGCGTCGCGGCTGCTGAGCGCGCTCCGTTTCTACGGCTTCGAGCCGAATGAGCGGAAAACGTTCATCAGTGGTCGCTTTCGCGAGAGCTGCGGTGGGGACTTCTTCGATGGTGCGGCCGTGAGGCCGCATTATCAAAAGAATTACCTTGAAGAACCGCAACAGTGGATTGCTCTGCATAACGGTCTGCGCCGTCTTAACAGGCCAGATCTGACTGCTTCCGCCGAGAATCTCTGCTTGCAGAGGCTCCCGGCAGCAATCCGTCGGTGTGTGGGGCCCGTCGTCTTAGGCGACGTGGTCTTGCACAGGAAGCTTGAGGCGTGCGATGGAGAACCATCACACAGCGGTTGGTGTGGACGCTTTTTTAGAGCATACACATCAGTTCCGCGTCGCCTCTCGCTTTCAAACTGGCATCCCAGTGTAGTGTTGGCTTCTGCACTATACGGGATACTATCCGACGGTGTCAGCCCGCGTGGCCATGTGAAGGGTTACAAAGTGACCCGGATCTTCGTGCCCACGCGAGACATCGTACCCTGTGAATAACAGGACACGGGCTTTCCGCTTCTAGCGGGTGTCGACCAATGGTCGAGGGGGTCTAGC